CCGCCGGTCCTTCTCGGTGCTGCGTCAGTTCGGTGACCTGACGGGGAACAACAACTTCCTCTACACGGGCATCGAGTTCAACAGCCTGGAGCTGGCGATCAACGCCAACCAGATGGTGACGGGTACCATCGGGATCATCGGCCAGGGCGCTGCAGCAGCCACCGCGACCCCGCCGACTGGCTCCACCTTCGCCAACCCGACGACGACCAGCCCGCTGGACTCGTTCACCGGGGCCCTGAAGGAGGGCGGCACGACCATCTCGGTCATCACCGAGGTGCAGCTCAAGCTGGACAACTCGATGGAGGCCCGCTTCGTCGTCGGCTCCAAGACGACCATCCTCCCGTCGCAGGGTCGCTCGAACGCCACCGGCCAGGTGTCCGCGTACTTCGAGGACTCCACCCTGGTCTCGAAGTTCATCAACGAGACCGCCAGCTCGATCGAGTTCAACCTGCCGGACACCGCTGGCAACAACCTGAAGTTCACGCTGCCCCGGATCAAGTACACCGGCGGCCAGCCTGACGTCGACAAGGAAGGCCCGATCGTCCTGAGCATGCCGATCCAGGCGCTCCTGGACAGCACGACGAGCACCAACATCTCGATCGTCCGGACCCCGGCACCGTAAGCAGTGAGCGAGACGCCCTCCGGGGCGTCTCAGTCCAACCAGAGCAGATAGACAGGAGAGAATCATGAGCAAGATGAACCAGTTCTTCACCCGCCAGGCCTCGAACGAGGGCGCGGTCCTGAAGCTGACCGACCCGCGCACGGGTGAGCCGACCGGCGAGTGGATCCGCATCCTCGGGGCAGACTCCGACGTGTTCCGCCAGGCCCAGGACGAGCTGGTCCGCCGTGGCGTCGAGATCGCCGCGATGGAGGACGAGGGGATGAAGGTCGCCGCGCGCAAGGACATCGAGCTCCAGCTGCTGTGCTGCGTGGTGGTGGACTGGTCCTTCGACGAGCCGGTCTCCCCCGAGCTGGTCAGGACGCTGATGACCGAGGCCCCGCAGATCCGCGACGCCATCGATCGGGCAGTCATGCTGCGTGCGCGTTTTTTCGCTCTCGCATCGAACAACTCGCAGAGTACGCCGCAAGCGAGTTCGACCTCCAGCAGTTCGTAAAGGGGTCGCAGGCCACCAAGAAGGAGCACCTGCTCCAAGTCTACAAGACGACGGGCAAGAAGCCCGAGGCCTTGGCGAACCAGCCGGAGAAGCCGACCGAGCTGGCCTACCTCTGGGACTGGTTCCTGGAGATCCGGGACGGCAAGGACCTCTCATACACGGAGCTGAGGTCCTGGTCCGAGTTGACAGGCACGAAGCTCCGTGTGTGGGAAATCGAGCTACTGCGGTCCCTCGACCGCGTCGCCAGGAGCGTCTTGAATGGCCAGCATCGCAAATCTACTGATTCAAGTCTCCGCCCAGGGGGCAAACGCCGCTAAGCAGGACCTCTCCGGTCTTGAGACCCAGGCGGGCAAGACCGAGACGGCGACCAAGAGCCTGACGGACCGGATCACCCTCATGAACGCCCGCCTGGGGGGCATCAAGACGGAGTCGCAGGGGGCTGTCGCCAGCCTCGACGGCCTGGGCGGTGGCTTCTCGTCCCTGGCCGCCAAGGTCGGCGCGGCCCTGTCCGTCACCGCGGCCTTCTACAAGCTCATCAAGGAGGGCCGCGAGTTCGACGTCCTCAACGCTGGCCTGCAGACCGCCACGGGCTCGGCCCAGGGCGCTAAGGAGGCGTTCGAGGCCCTGCAGGACTTCGCGATGGCGACGCCCTACTCCCTCAAGGAGACCACGGAGGCGTTCACCAAGCTCGTCAACTACGGGCTGGAGCCCTCCGAGCGGGCCCTGAAGTCCTACGGCAACACGGCCTCGGGCCTGGGCAAGCCGCTCAAGCAGATGGTCGAGGCGGTGGCCGACGCGACGACCGGCGAGTTCGAGCGCCTGAAGGAGTTCGGCATCCGGGCCAAGAAGGAGGGGGACCAGGTCACCTTCACGTTCCGTGGCGTCGAGACGACCGTCAAGAACAGCACTGCCAACATCGAGCAGTACCTGATCCAGCTGGGCGAGAACAACTTCGGCGACTCCATGGCCAACCGCATGGCGACGCTCGACGGTGCCCTGTCGAACCTCGGCGACCAGTGGGACTCCGTCTTCCGCAACATCATGCAGGGAGACATGGGCCAGCTCATCAAGGAGGGCGTGGACATCGCCACCAAGGCCCTCGAGGAGCTGAACGCCATGCTCGCTTCCGGCGAGATGGCCCACTACATCCGGGCGATCGGCGCGGCCTTCGGCCCCGTCGGCGAGGACCTGCTCGCCCTGAAGGAGCTGTGGGTAAAGACCCACAGCGACATGCGGAACACCGACGACGAGACCCTCAAGTCGATCCTGGACGGCTGGAAGAACCTGGTGCCGAACGTCCGCGCCCTGATCCAGATCATCACGGTGGAGTTCGCCCACGAGATGGAGGGCATCCGCATCACGTGGAACGGGATCGTCGACGCCATCTCCGGCGGGGGCATGGCAGCCCTGAAGAAGGCGAGGGAGCTGAACGCTGCCAACGACGCCAACTACAAGGACTCCATCACCGGCATCATCGACAAGCGCAACGAGAACGTCAAGGCCATCGACGCCGAGATCCAGCGTGCGAAGATGGCCCGCGAGGCGTGGCGCCAGGAGGCGATGGCCCGCCAGGCCCTGAACCAGGGCAGCGACCGCCTGGCCAAGTTCCGCGCGCCCGGCGACCCGAACAAGGTCACTGGGAAGGAGAAGAAGGAGAAGAAGGAGCCCAAGAGCGAGCTGGAGAAGGCGCAGGAGCGGCTGGACGAGCTGATCCAGCGCGTGGCCCTGCAGGACGACCAGGCGCAGATCAAGGCCTTCCAGAGCCTGAAGGACAGCCTGCGCACCCAGGAGGAGGCCATCCAGGCGTCCTACGACAAGCGCAAGCAGATCATCCTGGCCAACACCGAGGCAGGCAGCCAGGAGCAGCAGACCCTGATGTCCCGTCTGAACGACGAGACGGCCAAGAAGATGGAGCAGGCTCACGACCAGGCGCGTGGCCCGACCGACGCCATCGCGCAGCAGCTGATGACGGAGGAGGAGAAGATCCGGGCCTCCTACGACAACCGCAAGAAGATCATCCTGGAGAGCACGGCCATCACGGAGGAGGAGCGCTCTGCCCTGATGGTGAAGATCGGGGAGGACCGGCAGAAGCAGCTGGACAACCTGGAGAACGCGCGCATGAGTGCCCTGCTCAGCGGTGCGTCCCAGGGCTTCGACGCCCTGGCCGGACTCGCCAAGCAGTACGCCGGGGAGCAGAGCGGCATCTACCGGGCCATGTTCGCGGTCTCCAAGGCCTTCGCGATCGCGGACGCCATCGTGAAGATCCAGCAGGGCATCGCGGCGGCCTCGGCCATGCCCTGGCCCGCGAACCTGGCAGCCATCGCCTCGACGATCGCGGCGACCGGCTCGGTCATCTCGACCATCTCGAGCGCCAACTTCTCCGGGGCCTATGACCAGGGCGGCAACATCCCGGCCGGGAAGATCGGTCTGGTCGGTGAGTTCGGCCCCGAGCTGGTGCGTGGCCCGGCGAACGTCACGTCCCGCAGGGACACGGCCGACGCGTTCCGCTCCGCGCAGGATTCCGGGCAGGGCTCGCAGGCGCCTGCGCCGGTGGTAAACTTGCGCAACATCAACGTGCTGGACCCCAAGATCGTCGGGGACTTCATGGCGACGGATGCCGGCGAGCAGCTGGTCATGAACGTCGTCCAACGCAACAAGGCAGCCCTGGGGTACTAAGAGATGGCATACGAGATCGGGACCGCGACCAACTTCAAGGACCTGTTCGACAAGATGATCGCGTTCCTGACCACGAACGCCACTCTCGTCGCAGCAGGTCAACAGTGGCAGGTGCTACGCCAGTACAGCGACAACATCGCCCAGTTCACGACGTCCTTCACTGCGACGAACACTGACGCGGCCAGGAACCCACAGCACACGTTCCGCTACGACGCCCGCTCGATCAACTACGAGGCCTTCAACTCGGGGAACGCCCACTACACCATGACCGTGTCCGCGGCGGGCACGTCGGGCAACCACCTGACGTTCAAGCTGCGCACGGCGAAGGCGGTGGACCGCACCTGGATCCGCCACGTATACCTCACATCCGGCTATGGCCCGAAGTCGTTCACCATCGAGTACTCAGACGACGGCGTGGCGTGGACGCAGTTCGCGAACATCACCGACACGGGGCGACCCCAACCAGCGGGGAGGAGCGCACGTTCACGGGCCTGAACAGCGCGGGGGCTCACCTATGGTACCGCATCAAGGTCAACAACGTCTTCGTGACGTCCCCTGGGTACGCTGGCTGGGCTAACTGGCTGCTGCTCAACGGCACAGAGCCCATCAACCACTTCGGCGACGAGGTCATCTTCAAGGCGAAGGGCAACTCCGGGGCCGACGCCATCTTCATGGGTATCCGGTCGGAGTACGACAGCGCGGCTGGCTGGTACGACTGGATGCTCAACGGGTACACGGGCTACGACGCCTCGGTGCAGAGCTGGTTTAAGCAGCCGGGGGCCATCACCCTCACGGAGTCCCTCGTCCAGTACATCTGCCCGATGATGACGTACTGGGACAGCTCGATGCCGTACTGGTTCGTCGCGAACGGCCGGAGCTTCCGCTGGTCGGTCAAGGTGTCCACGAGCTACATGGCCGGCTACATGGGCTGGCTGCTGCCGTACTCCACGCCGTCACAGTACCCGTACCCCCTGGTCGTCGCCGGCAACCTAGCCCCGACGACGAGCGCCCGGGCGACCAACTGGCGTTACTCGCTCGTGAGCTATAACATGGGGACACCTGCCGGCCCGGGCGCGACCTCGTACGCAGCGGCCGGTGCCCAGACCTCGAACGGCTCGATGTACTGCCGTGACCCACAGGGCTCCTGGCAGAACTTCGCCAACCGGCCGAGCTATGCCTCCGTCGCCTCCGAGTCCATCCAGACCTTCACCCTCACGAACACTGGGTTGAACGACAACAACAACACTGCCTCGAACGTCCGGGGCGTGTGGCCCCACTGCTGGTATGCCAACACCATCCGGGACGGCATCTCGGGTGCCCAGCTACTGATGCCCTGCGTGTTGGTCGAGGGTAGCACGACGAAGCAGCTCCCATATGGCGAGCTGGATGGGTACTACTTCACCAGCGGCACGAACAACGCCGCGGAGAACACCGCCGTGGTCGGCGGCAAGAACCACGTCGTCTTCAGCGGGTGCTACCGCACATCGCAGGGCGAGTACTTCACCCTTTGCCTGGACACCTGAGATTATGGCATACGAGACTGGAACGGCCACCA